GATAACAATTCACGGGCTTGTGCCAATTCCTTGTTCCCTTTTGCACGGGCTTCATTCAATGCCAATTCCCTATCCTCTAATTCATCTTGCATATCGGCAAGTTTACGCCCTTCGGTTGCAGCCGTTCCAAACAAACCCGCAACCAATTCCAAACCATTTGCCAAGCCATCAACAAGCAATGTGGCAAACCCTGAAACGGCTTGGATGATTGGGTTCAATATAGCCCCGAAAATTGATGTAACACGGGCAAGGGCATCCATCCCTTCTTCACTCTTTGTTAGCGCAGCACGAAGCCCCACAAAGATTCCCACAAGCGCAGCCAATATCGCACCAAGTGGATTGGCTACCAATGCCATCATGGATTTACCTACGCCCGTAAATGCGGATGCAGTTCGCCCCAATGAACCTGGCAATTCGCCAAACTTATCACTCATGTCGGATAACTTGGATGTCAAACCCGATGCCGCTTGTTTGGCCTTGTTGGTGAACTTGGTAAACGAGGATTCCGCGTTGGTGACCTCGGTGGTGTCCACCTTTACTTTATAATCTAATTCTTCCGCCATGACTTAATTTTTCTTTTGTATTGTTTTGCAACTTGCGTTAATGTTTGGTTGTATTGGTTCTTTCCTTTGGCGATTTCCACCGTGTCGGATACCCCGTACCATTCTTGTGATTGTAAAAGTTGAATTATCTGTGTTATCATTTTTTAAGTACTAAAAAGTTTGCTTTTTGAATTACGATTGTATGACTTCCACCCGTTACATTTTTCCAAACAAATGTCACTTCATCCGTGGGGGCTAAATCTAAAATGGTTTCCATGTTCACGCTATGGTGATTGGAATCGGTCAATCCATAAGCGGTGGTTGCAACACCATTAATTTGGATTTCAAACTCAATTTGTTTGTTACCACTTTGCCCAAATGCACACATGGCAGTGAACTTGTATTGCCCACCATCGGTACACACATACTTTGAAAGTGGCATATCTGATGTGATGTTATCCACATACCCAATCGTTTCTGTCGTTTCCATTGGAATCGGGTCCCAAATCGTTGTATCCGTGGTTCTTGATGTGGCGGTGTTTCTGTACATCGTGATTTGGTTGAACTGCAAAATGGATTGCACATTGTCCATTTGTTGAACCAAACTAAACACATTGTTTTTGTTGTAGTCCGTATCTTGGTTGGTATCCAAATAATCTTGGCCGTTGAACTTGTATGAATTCATGATGCCCTTTGCAACCGAATAATCCTTCAAATAGGTTTCCCCAAATGGCGTTGCGGTTGGGTTGCTGAAATCGGGTTTTTGACCAGTGGTTGTGAATGTCAAGGTGTTTACATCGGGATAGGTAATCAATTCCAAGTTGGCTTGTTCGGTCAACATATCGTATTGGATTGATTGCACTTTGTAATAATTCGATGAAATGGCGATGGTGTCGTTCAATTCAAGGTTCAACCATTCCCCTACGGGTAGTATTGCAGTCATTTTAACAACCCTTGATTGCGTTGAATACATTCGGGAAAGGTATTCGTTCCAATACATCATATACATCGTGTTTACGGGCGCATCACCACGCAATGACAATTCAATTCCAAAGGCGTTTGAATAACTTGTGGATAAAGTGGGATAAGCCGAATATGGTGTCATCAATGGCAACACATATTGGATGTTGTTGTCAAAATAGTACGGATCGGAAATTGATTGTTTGCCCCCATAGTAAAACAATGTGTAATCTTGTTGCACTGGCTTGGAATCTTGGTCCATGAACACGGGAATGTTCAATTCCGTTTTGCGTACAAATTGCCCGTTAGCGTTTACCTCATTCATCGCTTGTGGGGCGATAACATGAAATGGGGTTTCAACATTAAATTCATCCGTTGGGTAATCAATCAACGGCATAAATTTAGAACTACCAAATTCCCTTTTGTTGATTTGCTTGTAATAAGCATTGGCCAAACAAGTTGATTCCTGATGCGTGAATGAAATGTGGCGTGGGATTGGAATTTTATCGTGTTGAATGTCCTTCACATCCACCCATTGTGTCCAATTTCGTGTTGTTCCAAGCGCGAACCAATCTTGAAGGTTGTGAATCTCGATTGTGGTTTCACCCGTGGGTACTAATATGCAGTTGAACCCTTGTAAAACACCATTCACAAAGTCCTTAATGGGTTTTTGTGGCATTGCGTCACCCATGTCTATCGTGTTGCCTTTGATGCCTTGTGGGGCTTTTGTACAACTGAAATAAATGATGGATGGGCAAGTCACATCCGAGAATGTGGAATAACCAAACGATACTTCATCACCCGTTTTCAACGCGATGTTCAAAAATACGGGCGTTGCACCGATGGTGTTGTTTTGAAATGCGTCTACTTGAACCACTCGGCCATTTACCATCCAACCAAAGTTTATCATGGTGTTCAATACCGAAATAAAGTTCACATCAACACCCACACGAAATGTGTAATTACCCGCACGATTGGCCGTGTAAATCCCCGTTGCTGAATTGTAGTTGCCCGATGGGTTGGCAATTGTTGCGGGAAATATGATTTTCACATAGTTGAGTGAACCAAATGTTTTTTTGGTGTATGTGAACGGGCTTATACTTGCTTCAAATGTTCCTGGCAATACATATTCTGGGTCATATAAAGGACCTGCGGTTTGCATCGGTAACACATACAAATCATCCATTTCTGTTCTTGACAAAAACGAACCGCTCAATGTAAGGTTGATTTGGCTGAACACTGTGGTCAACATATCACGCAACCGAATTGATGGTCTTAAATCGTCTATTTCAACGCCCCTTGGGTCACGAATGTTGCCATTTACACCCGTCATTTTGGAATATCTGAACCCTTGGTTGTAATCGGCTATTGTCCAAAGTACATCACCACCTACCAAAGTTTGATCCCACGAAGAAAGAATGTTGGCATAACTTGCGGTGTGGTCGTAATCACTCCAATCCACTTCGTTCATCAAGGTTTCACCCCACGCATCCAATATCTTTTTGGTTGTGCCATAAAAAATGATGTTGTAAAGTTGTGGTAATCCGTCTTTGAACTTGCACCCAATCAACTCAACACGCCCTTCAAACACGGGCAAACCATGGATGAAGATTGTGCCATCCTTTCCCAAATTAGGATTCCATCCAGTTATGACCATGTTTTCATCAAACCAGTTTTCAAATATGGCGTTGTTTGTTTCTGATGCGGGGATTTGGAAATCCTTGGTGTAATCCGTCCACACTGTGGAAAGGTTCATCAAGTCCTTCAACTGCCTTGTAAGCGGAATGGATTCATCGTTGAATAGGTCAACGGGTGTGCCATCAATTTGTAAACTAAACCTTATCATCGTACCATTTTATTAATTTTCGGTTGGTTGTACTCCAACTGAATCGTGTACAAAATCAACTTTTCGTTCACCCTTGTTTTGCGTTCAAATGCGGTATCCATCACCCTTGCGGACAATACTGCGCTACCATCCAACATGAGAATGTTTGTAGAATAAAACATTTGTTCAACCACCTCAACATCGTTTTCACTTATCCAATCCGTGTTCACTGTCATGGTTTCAACTGAATTGGTCAAATAAGGCGTTGTAATTCCCACCCCGTATGTCCATGCTTCCGCCATGTCCGTCTGTTTGAATATGGGTTGTTCGTATCTTTCTTTGGTTACTGCAAAAGTGGATTTGTAAACACCATTGAAAAGAAACGAGTCGTAAACCCCATATTTATTCAAGAATAAAACATCTTGTTGCCCGTACTTATTCTCGCACACAAAATCCACGGGAATAACAATATCATCACCCGCCTTTACAAAAGTGATGTTGATGTCCGCACCCCATGTTCCACCCGCAGTGATTAATTGCTTTAATTCAATGCCTTGGATCAGTTGATCCGAACCCGTCACCGTGTTTGGGGTAATGGTTGCACTTCCACACACAATGGATGTAATCACACTTGCATCATACCACAGATACGCACTTGGTGTCGCCGTGGTCAATGTAACCTTTGATTTGTCCGTGAATACATATTTGGTTGGATAACCTTGGTTGAATCCTTCCGCAGTGTAAGCGTATCCCGCAGATGCCAAACCGACATTGCTTGTAACATAACTTGTGAATGTTAGTGTTGAACCAACATAGTATGCACCCCTCACCTTTACGGCAAATCTCTTTGCACCGCTTCCAATGTTTGGTTTGTATGTTCCATTGATTAGAAAATCACGGGTCACTTCTTGTTGCACCAATTTGTGAATGTCAATCCATCCACGCCCACTTCCGTATTGGTCTGGCTTTCTGTTGATGGTCCAATTAGGTGATGCGGGAATTGTTGCCGTGCCACTCCAAACATACACATCACATTGATAATAGAATTTGTCTGATGTATAAAGTGCATCGTAAAATTGATACATGATTGGGGAATTACATCCCACTATTGATTCGGGTTGTTGGTTAAAAATCATCGCTTAAATCTGTTTTTAATATCTTGTGCCATTGCTTTTGTCAACGCCTTGTTGAATGATGGTAGTATCTCTGTTCGTGCCATTGTCACAAACGGGAACGGCTCAATGCCAAAGTGTTTTATCTTTCTATTCATCATGAACCGCATTGATTCCGCAGTTGCTTTGGATTTGAATTTACCAGTTGACAAATCACGGGGTTGGATGCGTTTCATCTTTGTCCAATTACGCATTGAATCAAGTGGTATGCCTTTACCTGGCTTCCTTCCATTTTGCACATAGTCACCCGTTTTGTTCATGGTGATGCCCAATGTCATTCCGTTTGGATTGGGTTGAATAGAGTTCACCAATTGGCCTGATGCCACATAGTTTCCACGGAATGTCTTTTTGGTAACGGAAATCGGTGTCCAACCTTCACCAACCTTTTTCCATTTGGCACGGATGGATGTGCGTGGTCTTTTTACCTCCAACATCATACGGGCGGAAACTGCCCATTTATTGGAATACTCCGCAACAACGGCTTCGCTATTCTTAAACGCAATCGCCATCAGTCACCCATGGGTTAATCAGTTCAATTCCAACTGTGATTTGATAACCACCCAATACCGTGTCCATTGTTTCCACAAATGGTTGAAAAGTAATCGGGCGAATGTATTGCACTTGGTTGTAGTAATTCTGTTCCGTGCGCCACAAACCTTTTGAAAACCTTACATACAAATCTTGAAGGATGTGTCCGTAGTTTTGATTCTCGGTGTATCCGTATTCCGAATACTCGGTTATTAAGTTTTCTTGTTCGTTTTCTGTTTTCAGAAAGTTCACACGATCCGCCACCATTACATTCATTTGAATGGTTGCCACTTGGTCTGTCAATGCCACAGATTGAATCGAACAGTGCATCAATGGGAATACCAAAAACGCCTTGAAATCAAGTTCGGTCAATGTACCATGGGAATAATTCCAACCTTCTTCGGTTGCAATGTCCTTCATCAACTCAAATGCCGTGCCTATATGGTTATTGTTCATTTTTTTCTAATTGCTTTTTGTTCCATCTTCGCAATGTCACTTTCGTAAGCGGTCCACATGAGAGCGGTTTGAATGGGTTTTGTATACACATTGTCAAGGTTGAGGAAATTTCGGTTAGCAAGTCGGTAGACCATTCCAAACCATCCCCATTTTTTGGTAAGGCGTATTTCATCGCCACTTCCCCCCTCCTCACCATCCGCAAATACTTCTGGAAAGAATTCAATAAGTCGATTCCTAAACTCCAAAAAAAAAGCATCGCACCAAATGCAGTGTTCGCGTCTATCTCCTTAAATGCCGTGTTTAGGTCGGCATTGTAAGCCATGATTTCATACCTTCCATTCTGTCCTTTTTTGGTAATGGGGCGATACAAAACAGACAACACTTTCCAAAGGTCGTTTGGTTCTTTGCAGTAATTTTCGATGTCAATGAATTCACCCGTTGTGAGTTCGTCAAAGTTTGGAATGAATCCGTATTCAATGCCTTTGTACTCGAACCTGGGTGTAAATGTTGGTTTAGATTCCAACATGGTTGTGATTTTTTCCACACAGTATTTCAGTGTGTCAAATGGCATATTCTTAACCTCCGACATGGTCAAGTCACAAAAGATTGCCACCGCTTCCAACTGCCTTGATACATCATCCATTTCGGGTTTTAACCCGTTGTATGTTATCATTTGATGCAACTTTACATCACGCAGTTCGGTAGGTACAATTATCTTTTTGTTTTCAATCATATATTAATAAAACGAAGAAATTCCCGAATGTTTACGGGAATCTTTCGTGAAGGATGGTGTGTACCCTTGCATGGTATCTTTGGACTTCTTTATCGGTCTGCAAAATATCACCAAATTCACGCACTGATGAAATAATGGTGGAGTGATCCCGCCCACAGATTAGCCCTATTTCTTCAAAAGTCATTTCCAACCGCTTTCTGCAAATGTGGTTGAACATATGACGGGCATACAACGGCCTTCGTTTCCTTGACCTTGTTATCACTGTGTCGGGTGTAAGGTCGTAAACTTCACAGATTGCCCGTAACACTTCACGCCATGGGGTTGGTTCTAAATTGATGTCCGTTTTGGGTTGGACAATTTCACGCTTCAACGCACGGACCAAATTATCATAGTCCGACTTCTGTTCAATCATCTGCAACCGCATCCGCCTAATTTCTTGTTTGAGGTTGTGCACCTCTTGATAATGGCTTGTCATTTTTCACCCCCTTGTATTTTATTACGCATCCAAGTTGCACCACCTAAATATGATACATCATAAGGGTCAAATTCATCAAACTCCATACCATCCAACTCCATCATTTTTTTAATCTCCTCATCACTTGGTAGTTGGATGTTTTGTCTACCTATTTTAATTATGCAATCCATACATACATTGTGAGTAGATTTTGACTCATCGCAATTTATACATAACGAATCACTTGGTAGTTCGATGCATGGCACTAAATTATTTGCAAGGTCGGATAGTTCCATAATACCTTCATCTAAAAGGTATCTTGTTAATTGTTGTTCTGTGTATAGTTTCATTTTTCACCCCCTTCCGTTAGTTTGATGAAGCCCGTGTTTTGGTTTGCCCCAGTGATGCGGATAAAATCCACTTCAATCTTTGCCGAATTGATAATTACTTGGCTTACATCCGCCATTGTTTTTGCCGTTTCGATGTCAATGTCACCATCCTTTAATCGTTCCAACACTTCAAATAGGTGGTCACGCACATCGTTAATCTTGTTTCTTGCCATGTTTTTTTATGTATTTTGTTATTTCTCGTTTGATATTGATTGCATCTTTGATTTCCTTCGGGTACTTCATTGGGTGGTGTTCCTTCATGAAGTGCATTTTGTCCACCATTTCCAAGTTGCTTATGTCGCAATTCTCTTTGTTGCCATCCTTAAACACAATGTATTTGAATGGTGGGATTTTGCCGTTGTGTTGTTCCCAAGTTAATCGGTGAAGGGGTTTGTACCCTTGCTCGGTTTTAATCGTTATGAAGTCCCTATAACTGCTCAAATGCCCTATCGGATGGTAGTTGTGTGGGCGTTGCCCTTTGACAAATCGTGTTTCAGCACCATTCAGCATTACGCCCTTTGTTCCTTTGCACCAACTTGTGCATCCTTTTTTGAATTTAGGCAAATGCTGATGTGCGGTGTTTTTCAAATAACCATGCCAAAAATCCTTATCCTTTCTTAACTTGTTTTTGTATGCAATGTTCTTGATGACATTCGGTGTGCAATTAAATTTCACCGCCAAGTCCTTGTTGTGGGTTATGGGAAACAACAAGCGAAATTCATCCATTTCGGATTCCGTCCATGTTTTTGTCATGGGGCAAATATACGAAACCCACACGAAATAAACAATTCTATTTGCAACCCCTTTTGCATTTTGATTGTGGCGTATGTTTGTTACAAGTAAATTCAGTATTGCACACAACACAGTTCCTTTTTACATTATCAATTCCGCTATTTCGTCTGTGTGCTGATTTGCAATTATTAGAACAAAATTTGCTTATAGTATTCCATTTCGTTTCGTACTGCTTTTGGCAAACTGAACAAATCAATGTATGAATTTTTCTTTTTTCAAATGCTTTGATTGCATTTTGCCTATGCCATTCTTTACCTTCGGGTGATTTGTGCCACTCTTTTGCCATTTCAATTCCTTTTGTGTAAAATTGTTTTGACCATTCTGGATTGTCTTTATGCCTTTTTTTACCTTCCATAATTAAATGCGCACTGGCTTCCATCAATTGCAAGTTGGAAATATCGTTGTTTGTTACATCCCCATCAATGTGGTGAATGTGATGGCCTTTTGGTATTTCTCCATTGTAAAAAGACCAAACTTCTCGGTGCATTTTTTTTGTCCCGCTTGTAAAATATCGGCCCTCGTACTGATAATAAGTTCTTCCATTAAAAATTTGTACGGGAACTATCTTTTTTGTTTTTGTAACTTCCATGCTACAAATATACAAAATACCTTAATAAGTCAATAATGATTTATTTGATTCTATCTGATATCGTAATTACCATAATTCCCCCGTATGCCCAATGCCATCATTTCAAAGTAGCGTAGCGCATCGCAAAGGTGATCCGTCCCCGTTGGTGTGTTCATTGTGCGCCCTTGGGCATCGGTATCCCAACAATAGTTGCGCAGTTCTTTAATTAGGTTTGTGGAAGTGGATGTCACCAAATACGATTGGCTTTGCATGATTTGGATTCCGTAGTTAATTGAATCCTTTCCCTTGGTTACGCCCTTGATTCTTATGCCGTATCTGCGTATTTCATCAATTGACTTTGGTTCTGCGCTATCCGCATACACTGGCACAAAGTTGGGCAATGCCTTTGCAATATCCGAATTAAGCATTCCCGTGCGATATGCGACCTCGTCAACGATGCGTTGACCATTGTACTCATATACGGCCACAATTGCCGTAGGGTCGTTTGTGTAACCAAAATCCACACCACAACCAAGCAACCTTGCATCCTCGGGAATCTTGTCAATGGTTTGCCAATTGCTGAATATAACGCCTTGAAGGTTTCCAATCTCCCCAAGCCCATATACTCTGAACCAATTTTCCCAATATCTACTTGTTTTCCCCTTTTCTTTGGCCTTTTCAATCTCCGCCACAATGGATTTGTCCAACGCTTCGTTGTCCTTGTATGTAAGGATTATCATTTCGGAATCGGGGTCGTTAATGAGTTCCGAATCCACCCAAAATTCCCTCACTGGGTTATAGTCAAGATAAATGAACTTTCTTGTACGAATGGAAAGTTGGTAGTATGATTCCCAATCTATGTTGTTGCACTCGTTTACAAATAGAACATCACGCCTTGCACCCCTCAACTTTTGGGGTTGATCCGCAGAAAAGAATTCAATGTATGAATCATTTGAAAATGTGTATGTGAGTGAAGATTTGTTCCACTTGTTTACATCGTACATCCCAACCATGTCCATGATTTTTAGAAAGTCACGGATTGCACCCCTTCGCAAATGCGGGATGGTTTCGGACACCACACTGATTTCACACTTTGGGTTTTGCACCGCGTATGTGATAAGCATGGGAATAATACTGAATGTTTTTGAATCATCACCCCCACCACCGAAGCAATGGGGGTTAAACCGAGGAAGATGTACCACCGCGAACGATGCGCACACGCTTCCTCAATTTACTTATCTTGACCTGGGCTGTTGTCTGTTGTAACATCTAAATTTATTCCGTTAAATATGGGCTTTTCTGTGGTAACATCAATTTGTTGGGTGGGCATACCAAAGCCAGAATCCATTAATTGTTTGTACGCACCAACATCACCTTTCCTTGCCTTGTGTATCATTGCAAGGGTTATCAAATCTTCTTGGGATAGTTTTTCCAATTCCCCAGTGATGGGGTTCTTTGCGTCTTGCATTACCTCCAACCATTTACGGGCGATGGTGCTTCGGTTCTTGCTTCCCTTGGGCCTGCCATTGGGGTTTGGGCTTTGTTCCCCTGGCTTCCATGCTGGTTTCAAATTTTCCTCGTTTGCCATTTCGGTGTACTTTCGGTGTTAATCGTTTGGTAGTAAAGGAATGGGCATCCACATATATGGCGCATTGATTGGTGAATCATCTGTTGACAAATACCATTGGCCGTCTAAAATATAGGCAACCTCTTTGGTGTCAATTAATACCCACACTTGGTCATGTGGTATGGTGTCGCGGGTTTCTCTCCATGCTTTCATAGTTCTAATAATTTCCAAACTGCTTGTTCGGGTGTTGATGATATTTTTTGTAATGCTTTTTTTACTTGGTTGTATTCATCGGGGGTGTATTCCAATGTGATTTTTTGGGTATCAATCTTTGGTTCATCCTCCACTTCGTCAATAACTTTTGGCAATTCCAATCCCCAATCTTCCAAATCGTCCGCGTCAAAATCGTTGGCAAGTGCATCCCAATCCCATTCCCCAAAATTTAGGTTGTCTTTGATGATGAATTCTTGTTGCTTTTCCTTACTCCAATCTACCTTTTGACATGGGATGGTTACAAATTCGAGTTCCTTCATTGCCATGTACCGCATTGTTCCACCCAAAATCATGTTGTCTTGGTTGATTATCAATGGGCGAACCATCGTCATGTCGGGGAATTCCCTAATGGACTTTACCAACTGTTCAAACTTGTGGTCCTTAATGAACCTTGGGTTGGCATCGTTGGGATGAATGTCGTTTATGTTATACGCTTCAATCATTTGTTCATTTTTATTTGGTGTGTGATGATTAAAAAATCCATGTGTTGTTTTTTATCCCCGTATTCGATGTGGTGCTTTCTGCAAAGTGCCATCAAGTTTTCTATGGTGTCTTTGCTTTTTGATCCGCCGATACCCCGTGGTTTGATGTGATGGATGTCAACCGCCTGGCTTCCACAAACTTCGCATGGAATAAAATCGGATGTGTCGTACCCGAAATGATTCATGTAAATTTTAGTGTGTTTCCGCATTTAGTTGCCTAATTTGTTTTAGCCATTCGCCCCATCGTTCACGATCCGCAAACCTAACTTTGCACTTATCACAAATATAAATTAAATTGGAATCTATGTGGGGTCCAGTGGGGTTGATTTTTTCTTCTGTGCTTACTTTATAGTGGTCACAAACTTCACATTCATTCTTGCACTTGATAAGTTTCATAAACTTGTGTCAACTCGTTAATCATGGTTTGCCATGCCTTTGGGTTGCAAGTACACGGCTTGTAAATTCTCTTTGATTGGAATATCCTTGACCACATTTTGGATAAGTGGTCGGCTTCCATCGGTGATAATGTGGTGGAATTTATGGTCTTAAAATGTGTAAACCAATCATATTCACCCTCGGTCATGCACAATGGTTTGCGGTTTGGGAATATCTTGTTCAATTTGTGTTTACGGGCATCGCATCCACAATCTTCGCCACCGATAAACTTGGTTAAAAATTCAATCCCCGTGGCCTTCGTTACCTTCTGAATCGTATCCCCCAATCCGATGGATGGTCGTGATTCGGTAAACTGTTTCCGTGTGTCTTTTTTCTTCTGCATATATCTTGTATTTGTTTTGTGTCCTTTGTTTGATAAATTGTTTGGCGTTCTTGATGGAGTTAAACACCGAATGTGTTGGAATCCCCGTGCGTTTTTCAATCTCCCTCATGCTATGCCCATACACAAAATGGAGTTCCAATAACATTTGGTCATAGTCACGCAGTTCATCAATTGCGTTCTTCACCTCACCCATCAAATCAGAATGTGCCATTTCAGCCATTTCGGGGCTTTCTACGGGGACAAAATGGTCTTGGTGGGGTATTGTGTTCTTTTGACTTCGTTTGATGTCCATAAACGCATTGTGAAGCATTTTGAAAAGATAAATGGTATTGATTGTTCCGTGGTGGTTTGTTAGCCGTGTGAAATTTCCTTCCGCCAATTGTATTTCTGCAAGTTTGAGATACATTGATTGTACCATGTCATCCGATTCGTCACCCGTTGCCCCAAGGTATTTGGCAATCTTCAACCATTCGTTGTGCCGTTTCGCTATGGCTTCAAGTGTTACCAATGTATGCTTCTATTTGTAATTTGAAATCGTCAAACGAATATACAACCACATAGGCGTAATTCATTGCAGTGACTAACTTTTCCCAGTCCTTTTGGTGTGTGCTTTGCTTGTTTGGTTTGATTTTAAGTTCGATGAATAACCCGTGGTGTGTTTTGTTGGGGATGAACAACACAAGGTCGGCCACCCCTGGCAATACTCCTTCGGCTTTTAATCTTTGAGCCGTTCGCAAATCGCGTGATCCTCCGTTGGGAACATGAATCAAATGGTTTGCCCATTGGCGGTATGCCAACCGAAACCACTTAACGCAGTTGATTTGTAAACGGCTTTCAAGATGTTTCATTCAGCGTCAAGGTACAATGACTTGGCTTTTGTGAAACCCGCATTGTATGCCATTTGTTGGTCCATTTGTTCTAATCGTTTCAGGTGGTGAATCACTTCGGGTCCTGGTACTGCGGTGGGGTGGTTTTCTTCCAACCACTCAACGAATCTTTCTATTGGTGTTTTCATAGTAAATTAAATCTAATTCCTGACAATCGTATAAATAATTTGCGTGTTGTTCATCGGTGATGATTAATCCTTCTTTGTGAACTTTTGTACACACTTCGCAATTACAGACATTTTTTTCTCTGTAGATTCTTTTTCCAATGCGGTCAATGAACCATTGCTTATCGTGTACCACTATTTTAATCATCCGTAAACTTCCTTAAAGTATTCTTTGCCATCTTCAAAATCGTTTCCCGTTTTGCGTGAATAGTGGTAATTGTAATCACCATCATCAAACGCTTTTGCAATTTGTTCCTTCTCCATTTCTTTGGCTTTAATTAAAATATCATGTGCATCTGTAAACTCTGATTTGCCATTAATAAATTTTGACAACTCAATGTGTTGCCACTCCACTGCCGTTTGTTGTTTATTGTTTGTCATTGCTTGTCTCCTTTGTTAATGTTTTTTACTTTGTTATAAAGCCACAACCTTAATCCTTTTGTTGGTTTGTATTGCCAATGGTCATCTAACATTTTTAAGTTATCTTCCCGTACTCTATTCCATTTGTGCAGCAACACAAATTTGATATAAGTTCTTATCCAATCAATCATTGCTCACCTCCTTGTATTTTATTACGCATCCAATTTGCACCATCAATAAATCCTACTTTTAAATAATTAGCAAAATCAATAGGAAACATTTCTACACTGTTCTCATAAGATTGCTTTTGTTCTTGGTATTCA